CACCTCTATTTACCGTGTAAGTGGTGCTACCCAGTCTCTTACGCTAGTTGCTGACACAGCTCTTCGCCGTGTTATTAGCGACTTTGCTCGTATTGGAGAAATTGGAACGGCTGGATCTGGAGATGCTTCTATTCGGAACGTGAACTACAACGGAGAGACTGCTAAGATCAAGCTTTCTGTTGAGCTATATCAGTCCGATCATGGTATTGTTTCTATTGTGAACATGAACCCTGATTGTTCACCCGACGACACTAACAAGAACCGTGGTTACTTCCTGAACCCAGAATACGCTAGCATTGCCGAGCTTATTCCTGTTGGAAGCACCGTTCTTCCTAATCTTGGTGGCGGTGAGCGTGGATACGTTGACTGTGCGTTGACTCTCGCAGTTCATCACCCCGGAGCACACGGTAAGATAGAGCAGTAATTTTTGCTAATTTTATTTTACTAAAATTATTTAAACAGGGAGGTCAGGCCGGTTCTGGCCTCCCTTTTTTATATGAATATCATAACATCTATTCCTAAGCACAACGACGGTGAAGTTAGCAGAGCTCTTATGCGAGAAATCCAAACGGGATTTAAGCTAGAAGAGGCTACTAGAAAAAAAAGAATGGATGTTGCTAGGCAAGAAGCTCAAGAGTTAAAGGGAACTACTCATCCAGTTCTTGGTAAACCAGTAGCAGTAATGCCAGCTAGGGAATTTTTTAGATTAACTAAACAATACGGACACGATACCGTTCATTCTAAAGAATTCTTGCAAGATTACAATAAAAGATTTTCTGACCTTTCTCCAAATAAAGCATAATGCAAAACAAGGCAAATAAAGACCTTTATGATTTAATATCTGCTTTATCTGGCACATCTGATTTTACATCTGGAGAAGTCTCGCATTTATTGGCGTTGTCCAATAGGAGAATGTACGAGGCTTATAACAGAACTCCGTACTGGGCTAGGTATTTAGTTACAGGGGAGTCTCGTCCAGTAGCAAGTTCTATTGTGAACTTTGAAGAAACTTCTGGTTACACACCAATAGGAGAGTTTTTGCGAATACATCGAACCGATCCTTTTGTCAGGAACTCAGCTATTGAATACGAATTTTACATTCAGAGTGATGGGGCTCATATCCTGAACCTTACAACTGCTGAAACTTCTGAAGTATTTGTTACGTACAAAAAAAGACTAACTGAACTTACAGATCTAGATATAGACGGATCTAACTCTAGGACAGAAGTTCCTCAAGAGTTTTTCTATTTTATGGCTCACGCCACATACGCTGACTTTCTTCGACTAGATGGGCAACACCAGAAGGCTGTACTAGAGGACCAGATAGCAGAAAAATACCTAGGAGAGGAAATGGACAACCCACAGCAAGTATCTAACAACAACACCGTAGGTAAACGCTTTAAAACCTACGTATCTCAACAAGCACGATAAATGAACTCACGCACCTCCAATCTATACGTAGGGAATATCAACCCTAAGGCATCTCCTCAATATCAAAGACTTCAAGCAACCACTAGCACTGCGGTATCTCTTTCTATGAATACTCCTAGTGCTGCAAATGGCCCCGGCAATCTTCACGTTGATACTGATTACGTGATTATTGATGTCCAAGACAATAACGTAATGGTTAGTTTTGACGGAACAGTAGCAAGTGCTACCCATGGTCATCTTCTTGTAAAAGAACAAGGAATGATTGTTCTGAGCAAGAACGCAGCAGCTAACGCTTCCTTTATTGGCATCGGCGGAACGTCCGTTATTTTCGCAGAACAGTTTGTAGACTAGTCCCGATGAGAAACGTAGGACTTAAAAACATTTTTGAGTTCTTGCGGGTAGGTCGCGTAGGAGCTAGAATCGGTGGAGTAGTAGCTACTGTCTACGATAATTTTCTTGTAGACGATGGTGCTGGTGGCACTGAGCTATTTAGAGACTTCGACGGAGAAACATTTAGAGTAAAAGAATAATGGCATACGACAGCACACATACAGGACAAACAATAGATGATGCGGTAACTAAAGCCACTGATATGCCAGGCTTTAAGACTGAGGTAGCTAACTACGCTAGCCTTCCAGGTAGCCCGTCTACTGGCGATGTTTATCTAGTTACCACAGCAACTACTGGTTACGATGCTGGTTTTTACCGTTACAGTGGTTCGGCTTGGGTTTACATGGGTAACCCCAGACAAGATGCCGATGACATTGATGACACTTCAACAACTCACAAGTTTGTTACAGAAGGTGATTTAACTACTCTATCAAACACTAGTGGTACTAATACTGGCGACCAAGACTTGTCATCCTACCAGCTACAGCCCAGTGAGGGAGCGTTTGTAAATGGTGATAAGACGAAGTTGGACGGTATTTCTACTGGAGCTAATGTAACCAATACAAGTACAGTTACCGCTGCTGGAGCGTTGATGGACAGCGAAGTAACTAACTTGGCTCAGGTCAAAGCATTTGACTCATCTGATTACGCAACGTCTGCTCAAGGAACCAAAGCTGATTCGGCCTTGCAGGATTTGTCAGATGATACCACACCGCAACTGGGTGGCAATCTTGATGTAAATGGGAATGATATAGTTTCTACAAGTAATGCCGACATAGACTTAGCTGCTAACGGCACAGGGTCGGTTGTTGTTCGCGGTAATGACACGTCTGGAAAACTTGTCCTTAACTGCGAGAACAACTCTCATGGTGTAACAATCAAAGGGCCACCGCACAGTGCAGCAGCTACTTACACACTCACTTTGCCAAACGATGATGGTGCTGCTAATGGTTTGATGCAAAGCAACGGAAGCGGTGTTTTAAGTTTTACCAACGCTCCTATAGTTACCACCCTAGACATGGCTGGTGCTATTCAGGAAAAGGCGGTAAACACAACGAGCGTCACAGGATCAACTGCACTTGATCCAGCCAACGGAACGATTCAGAGGCTAACTTTTTCGGGAGCAGTTGGGTTTACAGATTCGCTAGTAGACGGCGAGTCTATTACTTTAATTATAGACGACGGATCTGGCAATCTTGCGACTTGGCCTACAATGGAATGGGTTGGAGGATCTGCTCCAACATTAGATACAACTAACGAACATATTATAGTTGTTTGGAAAGTGAACAGCACATTGTACGGAATGGCATCGGGGGTAGCATCATGAATATACTAAAACTTAAAAACGAAGTACCTAAACCGTATTCAGAGTCTCGCCTAAAGCGGGACAACCCAAATGTTAGTTTTCCTAACCCTTTGAACGATGCTGTGCTAGCTAGCTACAATTGCTACACGTACACCATAGACCCCAAGCCAGAATACAACGAGGTTTTGCAATACGTTCAGCAAAAGTTTGAACAGCGTGACACGGGCTGGGTACAGGCTTGGGATGTTATAGATTTTGAAGAAGAACCCGCAATAAATAGACTTAAAAATCAAATCACTTCTGATCGTTGGAACATGGAGCAAGCTGGTGTTGAATGGCTTGATGAAAATTTTGATTTGTGGCGTATAGGAACAGACGAGAACAGTCAGGTTAAAATGACCTCAGTGTTGTCTATGCTAACAGCAGATCCATCCTCCACTGGTTACGCTAGTTGGAAGATGGACAAGCGTGTCACCGTCACGTACCCAGACTTGGATGCTGAAGGAAACGAGATTGAAACAACTCAGGAGGTTTGGCAGAAACAGTTTCGGCACAACACGCTAGAGGACTGGAACGAAATGGTTTCTCTGGTTAGCACCCACATAAAGAATTGTTTTACGGCTGAGGAGAACGCACTAGCTAAAGCTGATGCTGGCGACCTCACTGTAACTTTCCAATCTGAGTACGAAAAGCTGTAATGCTACGCTGGAAATCCAGTCTGAAACCTGCTGCTGCTGCTGCTGACTATAGGTCTACAATTTTGGCAGATTCGCCCGTTGCGTATTACCGCCTTGGCGAGTCCAGTGGAACCACTGCATCAGATGAAACAGGGAGTTATGATGCGACGTACACAAACAGTCCAACGCTAGGAGAGGCTGGTGCAATATCTGGAGATAGTAACACATCCGTATTATTAGCTTCAAATGAATACGCAGAAATTGATTCAAATCTTAGCATAACGGCATACCCGTTTACCATTGAGGCTTGGGTAAAAACCACGGCAACAGCAGATTCGACGGTTGGAGCTTTTGTTGTAAATACATCCAATAAGAAAATGTTTGCTTTGCGAGTAAACGCGAGTGGGTATCCCTATACTTTTGCCAGAAACACTTCAGGCGTACTTGCAACAGGCACAACGGCTGTTAATGATGGAAACTGGCACCACATCGTATCAGTATTTGCTGCTAGTAATGATCGTATTATTTATGTTGACGGATATGATCAAGGCACTCACGGAGCAAGTGTTACACTTCCAGCAATAAATAGGTTTTCTATAGGCAGAATGGGCGACACATCTCCTGGGAGTTATTTTAATGGAACTGTCGATGAAGTAGCTGTTTATAATACAGCACTTTCAGCCTCAACCATAGCATCTCACTACGCTGCTGCTTCTGGCGATGACAATCCAGGAACAACCAATCTTGTAAATGATTGGTCTATGGATGAAACCAGTGGCACAAGGGCTGACAGCCACGGTAGTGCCGATCTGACGGATAACAATACGGTTACTAGTGCTACAGGAGTAATTTCAAATGCGGCTAGTTTTGATCCAGCAAACTCGGAATACCTGAGTAGCTCCACCCAGCCAGTAACGGGTACGGTTGCACGGGCGACTGAGTGTTGGTTTAAAACGTCATATTCTGGGACAGACTCCCAGTGCATCACTGACTACGGTTCGGGAAACACTGGTGAGCGTTGGCGAATTGAAATTGATGACGGTGGCTTGGTTGCACTAAGAGTTTTTGGAGCAACTAAAATTTGGGATAGCTCTTGGAACGACGGAAACTGGCATCATTTAGTTATGCAGGTAGCCGCTAGCAGCGAGTGTGACGATGTTGAAGTTTATGTTGACGGAACATTGGACACTTCTGCTTCTGGAGCTTCTGCTACGGTGTCTATTAACACAGGCACTGGGTCTCAACGCATTGGGATTAGATCAAATACGACCAAAGGCTTTAATGGGCAAATTGACGAGTTCCGAAACTGGAATAGAGTTTTGACATCCGCCGAAATTACATGGCTGTACAACGGCGGGAGCGGTAGATCTTATTCTGCTGTTTCAGGCGGCGGAGCCACCTCTTACAAAGACACCGTTCTAGCAGACAACCCGTTGTTTTACTACAGACTGGGCGAGGCTAGTGGTGATACCTCTGGAAACATGTACGATGAGGTTGCAACAGCTAATAATGGAACCTACTACAACACGCCTACACTAGGCCAAACAGGGGCTATTTCTGGGGACTCAAACACGGCTGTAAAATTTGAAGAAGCCAACTCCGAATACGCAGATACCGTTACACTGACATCAGAGACGTCTCTACTTCCTTGCACAATAGAGTGCTTTATTAAAACAGACGGGGCGAGCGATAATTACGCAGGCATTCTTTTTGCAAGGGGAACTGTAAATGCCTCTGGTTTAAACCTTTTAACCAGCGTAGGGAAGCTAGGTTACACTTGGAACGATGCTAGCAACACCTACACTTGGCCAAGCGCGCCAACTTTATCTGACGACACTTGGTACTACGTTGCATTGGTTGTTGAGGCATCTAAAGCCACAATTTATGTCATTGACGAAAGCGGAACACTGACAACTGCTGTAAATAGCGTGACACACGCTGCTTTGGATTTTAGCAACGACCCTTGGAGAATTGGAAGGGATCCTACTTCCAACAGATATTTCCAAGGGTGGCTGGACGAAGTCGCTATATACGACCAAGCCCTATCACAAAGCACAGTTGTGGCACACGCTGCGGCGGCTGGGTTTACGGCATGAAGCCTGCATAAAGTGAAAACACTCTTAGCAACCATAATGTTTACAACGACGACTCTTTTCGGAGCCGATCTAGTTTTGACGTGGCAGGACAACTCGGACAACGAGGATGGCTTTGAGATTTGGCGGCAGCAAAACGGTGGAGAGTGGCTCCTCATTGCAGCTACAAACGCTGATGACGCTACGTTTACTGATAACTTTATCCCCGTAGGAAAGACGCTCACATATCGGGTGAGAGCTTGGAATCAATTTGGCGAATCGGGCTGGACTAATATCGTTAGCATTAGGACATATCCTCCAGCAGCTCCTACTAATTTAAAAGGTGCAGCAGTTAAAAGCAAAGAAGTTAGCCTTAAAACGGAGCCTACACGCGAGGTAAAAATTAGAACGTACAGAGACAGTCTAGGAAGGATTGTTATATCAAGATCATGAGGAGCGTAACTAAGATAGGTGGCTCCAATGGAGATAGGTTCTTAGATCTTAGTGACTACGAACAAATTTTGGGTTCCATTTGTGAAGAGAACGACTGGGAGTACGAAGCCTTTAGGGACTACATATTTTTTGATAAAGAATGTTTTAATATAGAGAACAGGCAAAATCTTAAGAGTGATCTAGAATGCAGAAGGCTTTCGATCAGCAAGCTTAACGAATACGCCTCAAATTACGACAAGTGAAAGACATGGTAGAGAGATCAGTGATAGGTGTGCTAGGATCGGGAGCAGGTCTAGCACTAGCAGGAACAGACCAAGTGCTATCTGTAGTGGCATCGGCGTTCACTGTAATATTTATGGGTCTTTCTATTATAAAAGTAATAAAGGAGATTAGTAGAAAAAAATGACATCAGAGTTAGTGGCAATGCTTGGAGGTGGAGTCACGGGATTTGTAATGAAACTTATCTCAGCACAGATGAATATCCAAGCAAATGCTATTGATGCGATGATTAAGAAACAAGGAGTATCAGATGATTCCGCAGATAGAGCAGCAAAAAGAACAGGAGATGGAGGAGCGTGGATTAGACGTTTCATTGCAATCTGTATATTATTCTCAGTCGTATTTGCTCCCTTTGTCATGGCGTTCTTTGATATACCAGTAACCGTTGAGGCGAACAAATTGGGAGTATTTAAATTTTTAGGAATAGGAGTAGATAAATGGAAAAACTTAGAGGGGTTCGTATTGTTGCCAGAAGTAAGGCAAGGGATGCTGGCTCTACTAGGTTTCTATTTTGGAAGTTCACAAGTTAAATAGGAGATAAAAATATGAAATACCACCCATTACATCAAAGCAAGTCATCTTACCAAAAGATGCGCAAAGAGTCATCTGAAAAAAAATTAAGGGATTCGGATTCAGGTTTGAGGCGTCAGTTGAAAAACATAAAAGATCAATATACTCGAAGAAAAAAAACAATAGAGGGTATAAATATAGAACAAATGATGAAGTCTTCAGACCAATCTAAATTAAGAAAATTTTCAGAGTCAGAGGCAAAAAGAAGGACAAAGAAAGCATACGCTCAAGCTCGATCAAGGAGATAGATATGAAATACGGAAAACGCAAATCATGTGGTGGCTACGGTAAGGGTCGCAAAGGAAAGAAGTAGTTATGCCTAAGGACGCTTGCTACAAAAAAGTTAAAGCCCGTTATAAGGTATTTCCATCTGCGTACGCAAGTGGGGCTATAGCCAAGTGCCGTAAGGTAGGTGCTGCTAACTGGGGTAAGCGCAAGAAGAAGTAATGGCTGTACGGAGGACAAAGGAAGGTGCTGCTCTTAAGCGGTGGTTTAAGGAGAAGTGGGTAGATGTACGCACTGGAAAGCCTTGTGGTCGCCGTAAAGGAGAAAAGAGAGGCACACCCTACTGTCGCCCATCTAAGCGTGTTAGCAGCAAGACTCCTGTAACTAAAGGGGAAATGACTGCATCACAGAAGAGATCAAGGGTAGCCCAGAAGAAAAGACTGGGACAACCAGCAGGTAGACCTAGAAGAGTAAAGGCAGTAAGACGTGGCAAAAATAAATAAAAAAAACATGAAGTGCAACGTCCCTCGCAGACAAGTGTCTGGTGGAAAGAAGTTCGTTGTAAAAGCCTGTCAGGGCGGGGAGGAAAGGATAGTTCGTTTTGGCGATTCCAATATGACTATCAAAAAGAGTAACCCGGCTAGGAAGAAGTCCTATTGTGCTAGGTCAGGTGGAATAAAGGGTAAGAAAAACAAGTTGTCTGCGAACTACTGGAGTCGCCGGGCTTGGAATTGCTAATGGCTAGGTACGACAATTACGGTCAATCGGACGATCGCATCGCAGAGGAACTCGATGTGGGGTTTGTTGGGTTTAACAATAGACTACGTCCAGACCAACTATCCCCAGGATTTCTAACGGTTTCCGAGAATGGTCGGATGGATGTCAATGGTGAGTGGCAGGTAAGGAAGGCTATGGATTATCTGGCCGCTCCTTTCGCCGCAGCGGTGCTTTATTCCCACGATGCTGATACCTCCAAGGTGAGGATATTGGATACGGCACTTCCACCTGTTAACTCCAGTTCCTCATCCGTGGACGCCAGCACAGGGGTACTGACCATCGTCTTTAACACTCCTCATGGATTGTCAGAAGCCGACTGGGATGGCTTTGTCTTATACTTAGATGGATGGGACGGAAATTCCGCCATCGACGGAAACTACAACATTGACTGGGTGGATGCCAGTACAATTAGGGTGACCGTTAGCGGTCTCACCACTATCAACGTATATGGCACCGTACAGGGGCCGACACTGGATGACTTGGCTTCAAGCAGCATCCAATATTCCATCGAGTACAGTGACCCCAACAATGATAGCGAATCCTATCTACTGTGCATAGGCAGCACCGGAGCGGCGGCTGTTAAGGCATCTGATGGTTCTTCTACATCTATAACTTATCCACTAGGAGAAACTGCTTTCAATGCTACAGCCATCCAGGCATTTAACAAAGTGTACATATTTAGGGATGGAGCTGTTGCCATGGAGTGGGATGGAGACCTTACAGGATCCCCCACATTCACTTTGGTCAATAGTGGGGAATACGAACAGCCCACTCAGATAGTTTGTGCATCTGGAGAATTTGCCATCATAGAAAATCGAGGTGTTGTCCATCAGTCTGATGGCGTAGCCGTGGGAGATGTCATATCCGTAATAGGTTCCAAAACCCTAGATACCGACCAGACGTCTGGACTAAAAATAGATGCCTCATTTAATGTGGCAGAGGTTTTTACAGGAGGTTCCACCACATCAATATCCGCCGCATCAGCTACTGCTATATCTGGAGGTGAGTTTGATGGGCTGTATAAAGTGGTTATTACGGCTGCTGGTCACGGCTTGAGCGTAGGCTATCCCATAAACATTGCGGGATTCGGAGACACCAAGATAGATGGATCCCGATTTATTGCAGAAGTTAGTGCAGCAGATGTTACGTTTTACGTCCCGCAAAACCCAAGCACATCTTTGAGTGGAGACGAAACCATAGCACTTGCTCATGGATTTGATTTTTATATTGAGTCGGGGCAGACAGATGAACATGTCACCGATGGTGATAGCCTGTCCGCGACACCCGTATTTACTCGGGTGGTTTCTAGCGGATTGGGATATTCCCATATGCCAGCTCCCCCATTTGCCACCTATCACCAACGCAGATTGGTTATGCCATACAGGTATGATATTGATGGAACCAATGCGTCTCCGACTATCACCGATCGTGCCGTAAGGGACGAGGCCATCTTTTCTCAGATACTGGATGGGGATACCTACGATAGGATATATGGGCAGTTTCGATTTAATGCAGGAACATCAGATTTCCTAGTCGGCTTCCATTCTTTTTCGGAAGACAAACTGGTAGTATTTAATCGTCACAGCATACACTTAGTAAGCAATAGCTTGGTGTTGAAGGATTCTGTCAGTACGCTAATAACCAATGAGGTGGGATGCATTGCTCGGAGAAGCATCGTCCAGGTGGGAAACAATTTGATATTCTTGTCCGATAATGGAGTATATGGTGTAGACTTCCAAGACTTGTATAATCTTCGTGGACGCGACCTTCCAATATCGTCCACCATTGAAGCCACCATACAGGGAATCAACCAACAACATGCCGATAAGGCTGTGGGGGTCTATTTCAATAATAGATATTATCTAGCTGCTCCATTTGGATCCTCCACATCTAATAACAAAGTGGTGGTATACAATTTTGTAAACAAAAACTGGGAGTCTATAGATAGTGTTTCAAACGCTCAATGGGAATACAACCACCTCATCGTTGCAGGCAAGGGTTCCAATCGTGGAGTGTATGCGGTAAATACCAATGGAGGTGTTCATAAGCTAGATGCATCTACCGGGTCAGAGGATGAATATGTCCCAGCAGTGGGACAGCCCACAGTGAAGGCTACGGTAGAAGCCATCGCTCGTACTAGAATGTACACCCTATCTAGCATAGATAGAAAAAAGTGGAACAATTTCGAACTCCATATAGAATCAAGCCCGGAGCTTGGTAGCGATGCCATTGTAAATGGTATAGTTGAAAACATAGATGCCACCCTAAGCCTTGGAACCCTCCAATCTCTTAATGGAGGAACCACCTTGGCAGCAGGTGAGGATTATTCTTTGAGGAGCCGAATTGGAAATAGAAGAGCGTACGGATTACAGATGGAATTGGTCACCACTGCTGGCAGACCAAAACTTAGAGCAGTGAAGGTGGCTGGAGCTACAACATTTAGAAACTTAGAAGAGGCAACATAATGGGAACAATACTTGTAAACACAACTAGTGCATTTTCAGATGGAGATCAAATTACATCTGATTCGCTGAACAACCTAATCGACGACGCCATCCTTAATACGACAGCGGTAAGTGCTGGTACTGGACTGACGGTCAACGGCACCACAGGTGTCCTCAGCATGGATAGTAGCTTAACCGGAAAGGTGCTGACTGGTGGGTCATTAAACAATGCACCGATTGGTGCCTCCACCCCTAGCACTGGAGCGTTTACCACATTGTCATCATCTAGTGGCTACACAGGTAACGTAACAGGTAACGTAACAGGTGATGTTACTGGAAATCTCACAGGTAATGTTACTGGTAATATTTCTGGTAACGTAACAGGAGGAACTGGATCGTTTACCACTCTTACAGCATCTGGAGATGTTACGTTTGACACTACTACCCTTAAGGTAGACTCAACTAACAATCGCGTAGGCATTGGCACTACGTCGCCTGCACATAAGCTTTCAGTTTCTGAAGCATCAACAGATTTCGCAGCTTTAATAACGAATAGCACTTCCAGCGGTAACGGATTAAAAATCAATGCTGGTGATAATTCTGGCGACCGAGTTATTGAACTAAATGATAAAGATGGAAACGCATTGATGCGAGTTGGAGCAACTGGCTTGGTCGGAATAGGCACGGAGTCGCCATCTGAAAAGCTTCATGTAAAAAGCTCCAATTCAGACACTGCTGAAACTGTAGCAGGTTTTGGGAATGGAGACATTGATGTTGGATTAGAAATAAAAACAAACGGGAACGGAGGTTCTAGTTTAGACTGGGGGTTCAATGCTGTAAATTCTAGGCATTTAGTTTTTGATACTAATCAAACTGAACGTATGCGTATTCGTTCCGATGGTAACGTAGGTATTAACACTGATCCTTCCTGCAAGCTTGATGTAAATTCTGGAGCTACCAACGAAGTAGCGTTGTTCGAATCTACGGACGAAACGGCTTACATAGGACTTGCAGACAGCACTGGCTCTGTTCAATTTATTACTTATTCAAGTGGTGCCTTGAGGATTGCTACAGGTGGAGCTG